CCCCTCACTAGACACCGCATCCCATGACTGTGGCTCGCCGGAGGAGTAGTCAGCGGTCTTGATGGCCTCGGGGAGCAACTTCTCGACGGCGGCGATTCCAGCCTTGGCTTGGGCGGCGAGCACGGGATGAGAGGCTGACACCCCTGATGTCCCTGTAGACGCAAACTGCCCACCCTCAGAGGTGCCTGCGGGTTCACGGACGTAGTCCCGTGCCTTCTTCCGTCGTCGGGGCACATCAGCATAGACCCGGACTTCATGGAGGAACTTGTCGGAGCCAGTGGTGACCAAAGCTTCAGCAGGGATGTCCTCTACCGTCGCCTCCAAAATCTGCACATCCTCTGGGTTCAGCTTTGCCAAATGCTCCTGCCGTCCGAAGAGCAACGGATTCTTCAGCAGCGGGTATTCCACATCGTGCTTACCACGAATCTGCAGATAGGCTTTCAGCGCATCGTTCATCGAGCTACGACGTAGCCGTTCCTGTTCCTCTGGCGGTGGCGGGGGACCGACATACCCCCGTTTGTCCTCTGGTAGATCCTTGTCCCAGATAAAGGTGTGTTCAATGCTCTGTTGATTCGGTATCCACTGATCTTTCGCAAACTGCACCGCATCGTCCAGTGTGTGTAGTGGGAGTCCTGCTTCTTGTTCGTCCTCCCGCGCATACCGATCTAGATCCTCTATCCGGTCTTCCCCTCGGGCCACACGGACGGCTCGCCGTAACTCCCGTTGGATAACCACCGCATCCTTTGGGCTCGCCGTGAACGACACGCCTTGGGCCTGTCCACCACCTAATCCCGTGTCACCTAGCTGACCAAGGAGTACCCCTGATGACTCGACGGCTGGTGCATTCGTGGTGACGTGATACAGCTTTGGAGGAATCCCTTCACGAGGAATCGGTTCACCGGTTAACAAGTGCCCACCGGGCTTACCCGTCTCCTTGTCAATCCACGCCCACCGCTTCTCGTTACCCCAACTGCTGTACTCACCCACATCAGACGGACGATTGAACACCCGTGGCTGAGAGGCTTCGATGAACCGTCCATCCTCCCCTCGGGGATGGGCAGCAGCATCGAACTTCCGGGTCAGACCACCAATGCCCTCGGGCTTCGACGGCTCCTCCGCAAAGAAGAACGAGGCGGTGCCGTCATCGAACAACACCTTTGCCATCGTGGCCTGCTCGGCCGACACCGGATGCCACTTGTTGTCCAGATAGACAACGGTCCCCGTCTTCCCGTCGATGGTGATGGGTTCGGGGATCATAGGGCCTTCCGCTTGGCATACTCCGCCCGGATGCGCTCAATACCGGCTCGCCGCCACTCGCTGCCTTCCTGATACCACGTGTGCATGGCCTTGGTGAACGCCAACCACTGGGAGTCAGGTGACGGCTTGGACGGCTCAGACCACCCGGCTCCACCCTTCCCCTTGTTCTTCTCGTGAAGCAGGTAACGGGTGTCCTCGGCCACCGTCTCGTTGATAGCCTTGTCGTAAGAACCTGCTGCATTGACGGCTGATTTCTGCCAGTAAGACTTGGCGTAGGCACTGTGACCGTTCTCAGCCTTCATCTCATCGGAGATGCCGGTGAACATCTCTCCACCAGAGAGCTTGGACCACACAGCGGATGCGGGGAACTCCTGCTCCACCCGCTCCCGCCACTCAGGCTTCAGTGTCTGGGGGCCATACCGATAGGGCTGGTCGAACCGCTCATAGAACCAGTCACTTCCCTTGTCGTGGTAGTGGTTCGCTTTCATCTTGTAGCGGTCCACCTCCCGCTCCACCTCGTCCTTCAACCGGTGATAGATGAAGTGCGACACCTCATGCGACACGATACCTTTCAGCGTAGGAGTATCTGCGTAGCCCACATTCTTGGCGTTCAGTTCAATCAGCTTGCTTGCCGGGGTGTAGTGGCCCGCTTCCCGGAACTGCTTGTTGCCCACCACGAACTCCGTGGGCTCCTTATGCACGACACTGATGATGTAAGGATCCACGCCCATATCCACAGCCACGCCGTAGGCCACGTTCCGGACGATTTCCTTCATCATCTCCGGTTCTTGATACCGGAGTCTGGCGTCCGCTTCGTTCTTGGCCTTCTCAGCGGCTTGAGCGATTTTCTTCGTTTTGAGGTACTCCGGGTCACTCCAGATTTCGGCTTCAATCTCCTCGACGGAGGCGTCAGGGTGTGTCTTGGAGTATGCCTCCAGCTTGTCCGTGGCCTTGTTCACGTTGGCACGGTGAGCCGTCTTGGCCTCCATGAAAACATCGAACGCCTCCATGGCTTCTTCGTTCAGCTTCACCCACTTCGCCCGCTCGGGGCCGCTGCCTTCGATCTGTGGTCCCCCCGCCCGGAGAACGGCCTTTTCCTCTTCGGTGAACCCTACTCCTCGGCTGGCTGCAAACTGCCCTTCCTTGTCCCGTGGATGCTTGGACTCATCCCACTTCAGGGCCTTGGTCTTGGCCTCGTCCTCTGCAATTGATTGCAGGGCCTCTTCCTGCACCTGTGCCGTGGCTGACAGTTCCAGATACGTCAGGATGTTGTTGGTGACTTGCTTCAGGAAGGTATCGAAGGTGCCCACACCGACAAAGGACGGCCTCCCCTTCCTCACGGTGCCTGCACCAAAGACCGCGCACGAGAGGAGCATGTAGGTGATCCACTCACGGTTCTCCGTGCCCACCTCCGTCATGTCCAGTTCAGGCACCAAACGGCGGGCTTCATCCCACTTGTGGTCGAGACAGGCTTGGGTAATCAGGGCATACGTGGGAGCCGAGAGCATCCGCCACGACCGTTGCAGACGACGGACGAAGGCCCGCTCCAACAAGAGATACGTTCTCAGGTCAACGGTCTTCGCCATCCGCCTTTTCCTTCGTGCGGGCCGTCATCCAGTTGCCCAAATCCGTCGTGAAGTTGGCATACCACGAGAGGAACACGAGGAACGGGACGGAGTCTTTCCAACTGATAATGGCGAACGGCAACAACACCAACCACAGAATGGTGGTGCCGAGATAGGCATACGACATTTTGAACTTGAACTTCATCGGCTGGCCGCTACCAGCGCCGACAAGTCTGCATCATCGGACCCGAAGACATACATGGCCAACAAGCTATTGAAGGCTCGGGCGTCCTCGGGGGTCAGCTTCTCGATGTCCGCATTGATTTCAGCGGCTCGCTCAGCCGTCAGTTCCTGCTTCTGCGCCAACTGCGGGAGCAGACCCTGATAGATGGCGTAATCCTGCGCCAGTGCCATCAGGTCGCCCGCCGCCTTCCGGTACTTGGCCTTGGCCTTCTCCCGTGCCATGGCCTTGGCTTCTTCCATGGCCCCGACTTCCTTGGGGCCGTCCTTCTTCTCCGGAGGTGCAGGCTTGAGTGCAGGCTGCACTGACTCCATGGCGGCAGGCAATTGACCAGACGGCGTCTCATCAGCGGTTGGCGTGTTCTTCAACGGCTCGTGCATCTCGCCCGCACCCTGCGCCGGGACTTCCGCCATCTCCAGATTCATCGTGGCGATAGTGTTCAGTTCCTTCAGGAAGGACTCACGGGTGGCCACGGGCATCGCCAGTTCCAACCCAGTCAACTGGGTGGCCACGTCCTTCAGGGTGATGGGCTTGGAGTTGTAGAGCAGCGTCTTGAGCTTCAACTCCTTGATGATGGTCTTGTTCATGACCTCATCAAACTCGGTACGCTCGGGCAGGAAGACTTGGGCCTCCGCCACCATATAACTGGTCTGAGCGGTGGCGAAGTTGTAATCCGCCGCGTATCCGAGAAAGAGTGGGGGGAGACGGAAGCCGATGCGGATGTGCTCCTTGGTCGTCTCATCGTAGGTGGTGAACATGGCGTCTTGACTCTGGGCAGAGCCGAAGCGTTCCACCTTCACATCCACTTTGCCCGCCGCATCGAGCGAACCACTGGACGACTGGACTTCCACAACTACCGCCCGGTTCTTGTTCTTATTCAACCCTGACAAGTACATGCGGAGTTGGTCCGACGTGTCCTTAATCAAGGTGCCACCTTGAATAAACACAATAGCGGGCGGTAGACCTCCGGCATCCAAGAACTGCAGGTTCTGTTCTTCTGCGGCTCTGGAGCCAATGACTGAGGGTAGTTGGTTGATCCAACGGGGGAGATAATACGGTGTCGTAATATCCGGGTTGATGCCGAAGAGCAGCAATTCTGATCCTCGCTTCTCCGGTGGTACTGCCTTCTCCTCCGTCTCCCACTCCCCGGTGTCACGATTGACCTCTCGGGTCGTGCCGAATTCGCGGTAATACACCAACTGGTTCAGGGCCACGGTCTGGGCGAATCGACGCTCCCGCTCCCAGAGCGTCAGTTCCACTTCTTTCCCATCCCGCTCGACCTTCTTCTTCACCTGAATGGGCTTGTCCAGCTTCACCATCCGGATGTGGGCCGTCTCTACGCTCCGCATGCCCACGACATCCCCGGCCACGTTCCGTAACACCTCGATGAACCCATAGCCGATGGATTCCATCTGGCGGCGAAGCTTGCGCCGGATTTCTGTCATGGAAATGTTGGGATAAGGCTCATCGAAGAAGGACTGGGCGATCTTCTCCTCGGCTTTGTCGATGTCTTTCCCTTCCTCGACCGGCACGAACTCATGCCCAGTGGAGTCGATGTTCACTTCCATCGCCTCGATACACTGGTTCAGGACGTTGTTGGTCTGGACGAGACTCAGGAGGACGTTCGGTTCGAACGGGGGTTGGAGGAAGAGGTTGTTCTGTTGGCCTGCGGTGTAGTAGAGGCTGGAGAATTCATCCTCCAGTTCCACCGCCGACTGCGCCATGACCATCCACGTTTCATTCTTGATGACCTTCTGAATGAACGTGATCTTAGGCTCAGGCCGCTCCGTTTTCTGGGTGCCTTCCGTCAACTTCAGCATGCTAACCCCTTAGCAAATTGCTTGCTTGGATTCCGGATGCTGACAGTCTACGAACTTCTGCACTCAATTGCAACGGTGATTTTATGGTGCTGGGCACCAGATTTTTAGCGAATCCGGCTTCCAACTGGCACATTCCACACCCTTGGCAAATCTGCCCGCTGGACTACGATGCCTCCGCATGGCTTCCCTGCGCGAAACTTCGCATTGGCGAAGCGTTCCCTGTAGCTACCGGCCTTCTGGAAGGTATCGAAGGCATCAAATTCTCCCACCACCTCGGCCTGTAGGAACGAACCTTCGGGGGTTGTCAGGGCGACTTGCATCCGCATCGCTGGCAAGTGTGTTTTAACCATGAGCCAGTGTAGCACTGCACTGATAATTTGTCAAATAAGTGCCGCCCAACGTGGAAGCCGTTGACCAAAACCGGCTCGTAATGGCTGGCGATCTTGTCCGGGTATCGTCTGCCACCCCCTTGGAAACCTTCATCACGACCGTGTATACCCAGTCGTTATCCAGTCAAGAGCTAGATCGGACTTGTGCGGACGCACCAACGTCTGGACGGCGATAGCAAAAGTGCCACCCTTCTGTTGCCGGGTGGGTGGCGACCCCGCTACGTGTTAGGCAGCAGCAGGCAGCGCGTAAGCGTTGTCTGTTTCAGTTGCACCGTTGACGGGTCATGTGCTCCCGATTGGCTCTCCTGCGGCCCTACCAACCACCCGTCGAACCTGAGTCACCCCCACATCTGGAGGTGGCGGGATCTGCCCCCGCGTCCGAATGGCAGCGAACCACGATCAACAAGCCAATAGCTAACCCTCGGCGTCCCGTTCGCCCTTGATCAACTGGACCGACTCCCAGTCGTGGACGGCGTCCTTGCCGGTGAGCTTCACCGGATCCCCATGCTTGGTGGGACCACCGCCTTCGAACGACAGGTAGAGGCCACTGGCCATCTTCAGGGCCACGGTATCGGTGACCTTGACGTAGCCCTCCAGCGCCTTGTCGATCATCTGCTGGACCTGATCCTCGGACACCCCGCCGCCACCACCGGGCGTCGTGCCTCCACCCGTGCCCGCTCCGCTGGCGTCCTGCACCGGGGAGTACTCGTTCCCGGCCACCCAGTACCACGCCCAGACCAGCCCGCCGCCTGCGCTCTGCTGAGAAGCGAGCTTGGTGAAGTCCGGCAAATCCACCTTCTTGCCCTGCTTCTTGGCCTGCTGGGCCTGCTTCGAATACGTCTGGGCCGCGTCATCGAGGTACTGGATGCACCTCGTATAGTAGCCCAGTTCATCGGGCGTGTTGGACGGCAGGAAGATGCGACCCTTCGGGCCACCGGAGAACTGCTGGGTGAACGCGAAGAACGGCATATCCGCCGTGGGCTTGACTCCGGGACCATAACCGGGAGGCAGGCCGCACGCCGTCATGATCTGCTCCCAGTTGGTGGCGTGCTCACCCAACTGCTGACCGATCCCTGCGAAGAACCACGCCTTGGCTTCCTCTTCGTTCTGCGGACAACGAGACATGTCAAATCCCATGAGCCTTTTTCCCTTCAGAAGGTCGTACGTTTACTGCTCTTCCCACTTACCCCCAACTGGCACGAACGTCGTCTCCTTTTCCTGTGCGGTATACGTATCTGAAAACTCCTTCCACGTCCAGCCGTATTCGTTGGACCAGTACTTGGGCTTGCCGTGGTTGTCGAGTTTGACCGCGCTACGAATCTTCCACATACCTCACCAGACCATTGCAATTAATTGCACGGAGCTTTGGGGAGCAGATTGATCGACTGACACTTGTAGCAGCGACCAGCCTTCTCGTCCAACACCTGATGCGCTGTTGCCTGATGACAATACCGGCAGTAGAATTTTTTGATAAACGGAGCCATCACTTCTTC